CCCTCTTCTGCTGAACCCGTTGTTGGTGTTAAACTAGCTGTTACAAATGATATATCATTCCAAACTACTTCTAATTTTGGTTGATAAATTGTATTAGTTTCTTTTGAAAAGAATTTAAGTAGTCCATAATCGGATGTGTCGTTTTCAGCCTCTAAGCTATGATGAAGTATAAATCCATTATTTGATACTGAGCCACTTAACCATATATTAACAATTTTTGTAACATCCATTCTTATATCAGCTTCTTCATAATTATAAGATTGAGATGCTGAGCCGCTTAAATACCACACCCCACCTTCAGCGTTTGCTGAACCTGTTGTTGTGTTTCCGGATGTAACATAAACCGCTCCGCCCGCTGTTGTATCATATGAAACCCATTTATTACTTCCATTTCTATATTTCCAACTAACACCATCTGAAGTTATATTATCAAATTTAGTACCCGTTCCCATTGTCCAACTTTGAGAAACGGCGTTGGCATATATTGTATATTCCAATGGAATTTCTTCGGCTTGTGCTGATTTTAAATTTAAATACACAGTCGAACCGCTTGGTATTCCCATATTGGAAACATCAAATTTTATTAAGGTTCTTGCAATATCTTTTATAGAACCATAATATAGTTTACCAACCTCTAATATCTCATCTCTACCTGCGTTTTGTTCAGGTTGTTGTAGGTAGATACTGGCATCGTATGATGATGTGAAAAATTTATGCATATTATAAAGCTCTTCCTTTTATATCTTTGTTAGGGTATTTTACTTCGAAGATGCAAGGGTCTAAAGATGGATAAATTATCTTACCTTTAGTTGCTTCATCTATATTGTATTTATTTGGAGAATAGTTTCCATCTCCTCCACATAAGTTATATATCTTAACAGATGGTACACTCATTACACCTTCAACATTTGCGAGTATTAATTCTATTTCTGAAATGTTTATTGGTTTATTAAATGTCCAATTATCTATGTTAAAATAATTTTGAATTTCTGTTAAACAATTTGCTACAATCTCTCTTTTGTTATAATTTGAATATACTACAACTTCAAAATCAACTCCTATGTTTACAATGAATCCATCTATAATGTTTACCGCATCGGTAACCATTCTATATTCTCCTATGTAAGTTTTTAAGTTTTGCTTAACGGCTTGGTTTATTTGAGTTAATTTTTTATTAACATCATAACCTAAAATATACATGTTTATAGCAAATGGATTATTTACTTCTGCTATATTTGTTTTCTTTTGTGTAAGATATTTAACTAATTCCTTTTGTATATCTTGCTTTGATTTATCTTTTAACCCCTCAACTAAACCAACAAACTCTGCTATATTTTGTGGGTTTGCAAGTATTGATGCTGGTGAGTTATTATCAACTTCACCATCTGGACTTACATAAACTTTTGCAACACTACCATATCTTTCCGGCATTGATAATGCTCTAACAACATAATCTTGTCTAGTTACTGCTCTATTTTGAGAACCAAACATTGCTAATGCGTTTTGTCTGATTTCTTCAATTGATTCAGCCCCTCTACCACCAACTGCTGCTTCTAAATTTTCAACAGCAACAGTTCCTTTTGCGGCATTATATGAATTCAATTCATTATTTGTATTAAAAGATAATAAATCTTCTTCAAATTCAATTCTACGAATAGATGTTAAATCACCTTGGTTTATATTTGATGCTATACCACCACCAACTAAATAGTTAACAGTTAGAGTGGTATTTACAGGCACTACTCCAAATGTATTTGTTTTTAAAAAATTAGATGGGTCTATTCCTTGATTCAATCTTTGAACTGAATTAGCTAATCCTAATCCCACATTTTTTGTATTTGGTAATAATTTTTCATCTTCGTATCCGGCTGAATTATTTCCACTACCAAATTGTAAAGTTATTGTATTATCAGAATTAACTTTTGCAGAAAATCTATGAGGAACTTTTTGTACCTCTAAAATATATGGTACAACTGATGATGATTCGCTTAGAGTTCCACCATTAGCTTCAGTATTTGGTTGCTCTACAAATATACTTTCTTGTGCTAAATAAGGAACTTCATAATATTTTGTTCCAGAACTATCGGTAACATTTGTTATTGAAATAATATCCGTATCGGTTAATACCGCATTTGGATATTCTTCATATGAACCAAAACTAATTGTAGTTGATACTTCTCTAGCAGAAATTGCTTTTACTTTTTTTGTAATTAAGTATTGTAGTGGTACACCATTACCATCTCTTTCATAAACATCAATTTCTCTGTCAGTTGAATTTGAAAAATCTACCGCATCTACCGTTCTAAATACAACCGAATTATTTGTAGCCGATTCTATTTCCATACCATCTTTTATCTTTAAATAGTATGCTTCATTTGGTTCATAATTAGGTGCTCCTTTAGATGGAACTAATTGATATACAGTTATCGTAGTGATTGCCGGTGATGTAACTTTCGGCTTGTATCCCATAGATTGTGCTAATGCTAAAACGTTCTTACGTTCTGTAGCATGTGCTAACATAGATTCTTTTAATTGAGTATCCTGATAAAAGGATAATACATCTCCAATTGCTGCGGCTTGTTCGATAAATACCATACCTGGAGATGCTTCATTAAAATCTGAATATGAATTTGGAAAATATGTTTTTGTATAATCAATAAGATTCTGCTTGAAAGAATCGAAATCCTTTCCTAAATAATTCAAAGTCTTTTTTTCTCCAAAGGTTTTTTTAATAGGATTTATTGCCATTTTACTTTTCTACATTTATTTGTACTGAGTCTGATAGTGATGGGTTTGATTGTAATGAAAATTTTATATCCAAAGATACTTTGTTTGTATCTATATCGTTTTCATCATAATCGAATATTATTTCGTTTATATTTAAATAAGGCAACCATATTGAAACCGCATTTATTATAGAATTTTCTATTGATATTTCTATATTATCAATTGGTTCAAATAATACTTTCCAAACATCACAACCAAAATCAGGTTGCATTAATCTTTCTCCTTTTTTTGTAAGAATCAGACTTTTTAAATTATTTTTAGCTTGTTGTAATGTTGTGAAATTAGTTGAAAAAACACCATTAGAATTAGATGATTGATTTATACCAATACCTAAAACTTTATAGTCGTTTTCAACTAAATCATCTACTTTTACTTTACCAAGCTCTATTGCCATTATTTAAATCTCTTTACTAATTCCGAATAATCTCTTGTCAATGCTTTAACAGTTGCATCTTGTAATGCATCTCCTGTTGATTCAAAGTTTGGTGTGTTTTGTGGAATATCGTGTATCATTCTGTAATCCATAGTTTCCCACTCATCTTCCATACTTTGTTGTGGTTGTAACATATCTAATACACTACTTACAGCCATTGCTCCCTCTTTTCTTTGTTCGGCTGTAAATGGTTGTGTCATATTTAAAACTTCATTTAACATAGGATTTTTTGTATATTCCTTTGTTTGTTGAGGTTTTTGTTGTACAATTGGTTGCTGTTTTTTAATATTTTTAGGAGCAACTTCTGTCATCTCTCTCAATGTTGGAGTAGATGTTTTCTTTTGTGAATTTAATGTAACTGCACCGGATTTGATTAGCTTTGCTAATTCTTCTTTAACTTGTTGTTTAACTTCACTCTTAACAACCTCCTTAATTAATCCGACTAATAATTTTGAATCCATAATAATCTGTATATGTTTAATAATAAATATTGAAAGAATAAATTTAATACGATTGTATTAACCTATGATTTTATAACCACTCCAATTGAGTATTGCCGGAGCGGGTGGAGCGGGTGGTGGATATTGTGCCATAACGGACATAATTCCACTAACTCCCATTAAATGCGTTTTAGCTACATTTACAAATGGGTTAATCAGTATATTAGTTTGAAAACTAAATTTTATAGTTGGTGGTATAAAAAATACATTTGGTATATCTGGTATTTTATCTTTTATCAAATCATAAGCCAACGCCTCCAACTCTTCTTTTGTTGGTAGGTTATCATTTATCATTTTTTTCAACTCTTCCTTTGTTGGAATCTTTGGTATATTTACACCTGGTAAATCTATATCGGGTTTAACTCCATTTATAGTATCTTTTACAAATTTTTTAATTTGTGGTGGTGTTGGTTTTGGATTTGGAATACTATTTGAAGCAGCAACCATAGCTTGTATTGCGGATAATATTGGTGCTAATATAGTTTCTTCTATTGGTATTATCAATTGTTTTTTTAATTCTTCAATAGCTGCTTCTAAAAGTTTTTGCTTTGCTTTTTCAACCATTTCCTTTTTTTTCGGTAATTTTGGAAACGGAAATTTTACTGCTTTTTTAAATTGAGAACCAATTGATGGTTTTTTATTTTTAGCTTGTTTATTTTTTTCTAAGATTGATTTTCCGGCTTTTACTGCTGGGTGGTTTTTTATTTTTTCATCAACTGGTTCTTTTTTTAATATTTTTTGTAATATATCAAATACAACCAATTCGCCAAATGGTGGGATGTTTATTTTTACAGATTTTAACTTATCTACCAATGCGTTTGTTGCTTCAACTTCGGCTTTGTGTAAAGCCGCAGATGCTACTAATTTGATTGGATTAGGTCCTATATTCATAATAGCACCGGGTGCAGGTGGAGTTGATTGCCATCCCGCCGGCTTTAATAATGGATTTGGTATTGGTGCCATTTCTGCACCTAACCAATATGCATCAAATGCGGCTGGGTATATTTCTTGTAATAAATTAAAGTTTTCTCCACCACTATCTTGTCCTTTTTTAAAAGCTCTTTTAATGACATCAGCCATACCTGCTACATTTCCATTCATAACAGGAACTCCGTAAATCATATCTCCGCCTCTCTTTATACATCTATCATATTCTGATGCGATGAATTCTGCGGCTGCATCGGGATTGTTTTTAAATTTAAATGTTACAGCTGCTTTAAGTACATTTATTTTATATAAAGTCCAAGACATTAGGATTTACTTAAAAAGTTTTTAGCAGATAATAATGTATTTAATTTTCCTTTTATAGCTTTAAATGCTGCGGCATTTGTAGGTCCAGGTGATGTTGGGCCAACAGGCGTTGCATATATTTGTTTTGTTATTTCATCTATAAGTTCCCCCATTATCTTAACCAATTCACCACCTAATACCATTTTTTGAACAGCTGCACCAGCTGCTCCTTCACCTTTATCTTTACCCAAATATATTTTACCATTATCTGAATTTAAAAAGATATTGTTAGAACCTTCTGAATGAATTGTTATATTTTTCTTATTATGAAAGTATATTTCTTTTTCAGCATCAATAGAATAATTACCATCGGTAATAACACCCGTATTACCTTTACCAAATATAATAAATTCTTTTGCTTTAGCTGATAATATAATTCTATCTGAATTTACAAATAACTGGTCTCCACTTAAATCTTTAGAATTGGGATAATCTTTAAATCCTTTCTTTTCTTTTTTTATTTCTTCTTTAAATGGAACTTTTATTTTATTAGATGTGATGTAAATAGATGTACCATCTTTATTAATATCCTCATCAATCAATTCACCAATCTTTTTAGAATCTAACTCTGGGTTTTGTTTATTACGAATGAATATACCAGGTGATGATGTTTTACCATCTTCGGTTAAATGAAATTCACTAAAGCGAATCGTATTACCAACTCTACCACTTATAATAGTATCGCCTTGCTTTGGTTTTAAGAATTTAATTTTTTCGTTTACTTTATATTCTTCCGTAGAACTTTTTTTATTTTCAGAATTAGTTTGACCACCCGAATCTTTTGTTTCTCTTAAACTCTGACCATTACCGCTTGATTCTTTTGGTTTATTGTTGCTGGTTGGTTCTAATGCTTTATATGTAACATAATCTCTTCTATAATTAGAATATGGTGTTACTGAATATGGTAACCAAAATATATTGGATTTATCTATTTCTATTATTAATACAGTTTCTCCTTTAATTGGCATTGTGAAATTATTCTTATCAAATGGATAAGCATAATATTCGGTAGTCATATCTGGGTATATAAAAGTTATAGCCCCATACATCCTAGCATCTTTATCAGAAAAATCTTTGTTTTTATTATATACGGACACAAAATCGGCATCTTCACCCTTTTCATATGGAGTTAAATCCACATCAATAGGGAATACTTTATCTACCGTTGCTAAATATGATTCAATACTAGCCATTAAATTTTTGATTTAATATCATCTAATTCTATTTGAATATCAACCAATTTTTCTTCATTTTTCTTTTCAATTTCGTTTACTGTATCTTCTAATTCAGTAAGTAATTGATTTTTTTCATGCTCACTTAACCAACCATCTTCACCTATACCCTTTGCCTCTGCTGCTGCTAATCTTTGTGCAATTGTTGCGAGTTTAATTAAGTGGTCATCGTTTTTAACTGATACCTCAATAAGGTCTTTTATGATTGGAGCAATAACAGTTGCTTCACCAACATTCTTAATCAATTTCCTCAATGATTCAATCAAATCAGAAATGTTTTTCTTTTTGTTTTGTTGGTTTTCGTATATATCTTTAAATAATGATGATAAATTTTTACCATCAAATAGTTGAAATTCTGATGCCATTATATTATGTTGTTATCTACTATATAATTATAAAGTTCTTCACTTATTAGATTATAACCATTTTCATTTGGGTGTTTTGATGGTATTTCTTCAAATGAATTGGGGTATTCCCAAGCTGATTCATCTGATGTTCTTACTAAAAAATCTCTTATTGTTTGTTTAGAAAACCCCCAATAATTTTTTTTATTTATCAAATGTGTAATATCATCATTTCTATTTAAATCTTGCACCATCATATCAAAAGCATCTAGCATTAGATATTTAACGCCATATTCTTCTAACATCTTTTGTAAGAAAACAATATAATTTTGATTTATTATATTATAATAGTTTTGATTAAACATATTTTCTAAAAAAAACTTTTTATATTGTTCTAAAAAGTTGTTGTATTTATCATCTCCATATTTGTAAGATTCAAAAAACTTATGTGGTAATAGTGCTAGTTCTTTTACAGACCAACTAATCCATTCACCCTTTGGTAAAAAATGTACGTGGTCTCTTAATGATGAACTCCACATTATAATAACCAAATCTCCTTTGTGTATTTTCCCATTTCTTAAATCTGCAATTACATCGTTAAAAATTAAGTTATTCGCTCTACCACTCCATCCATTATTTTCGTGGTCACATCTTAATTTACTAGCTAATTTTATTGGCCAAGAATATTTGTTTCGAAAATCTTTAAGATACATTCTATCTTTTATAGAATTTTCTTCGTCTAATCTACAACCTTGACCTTCTGTCCAACTATCTCCGTATGCGTATAATTTCATTTCTTATCAATTAAATAATTACCCAATACTAAATAATCCATATCTGAATTTAAGAATGTCCAAATTGCTTTTTGTGGGTCATTAGTCATTGTATGTCCTCTTAAATTAAACGATGTGTTTAATAGTATTGGTGTACCACTAACCTTTTTAAATTCTTTAAGTAGCATATGGTAAAGTGGGTTTTGCTTTTTCGAAACTGTTTGTATTCTCGCTGATTTATCAACGTGGGTTACAGATGGTATTGATTTATAATCGGTTACTTTAACAACCTGATTCATATATGGAACTTCTCCCTCCGATATAAAATACTTTGTGTATTCTTCTACTACAACCGATGGTGCAAATGGTCTAAATAGTTCTCTCTTTTTAACAACTCTATTTATTCTATCTCTTACATCTGGCAAATGTGGATTTGCTAATATAGAACGATTGCCTAACGCTCTAGCACCAAATTCAGTCCTTCCTTGAAACCAACCGATTACAGAACCTTCATTTATAAGTTTAGCAACTTCTTTACATAACTCTTTTTGAGTATCATAAAATTTTATATTTTTTGTTGGTACATCTTCTCTTAATAATGTATTTAAAAATTGGTCATTATTCCATTCAGGTCCTAAGTATGGTGATTGGTTATCCCCACCTTTTACTTTTGCATTACCTAATATGTTATGCCAATGATATAAACATGCTCCAATTGATGAACCCGCATCGGATGGGGCAAATGGAATCCATATTTGTTTAACTGATGTATGCTTTTGTATTTTTCCATTGGCTGTTCCATTGTAGGCAGAACCTCCTCCTAATACTAAATTACCAGTATCGTATTGCTGCATTGAGTGATTTATAAAATAATAAAAGCAGCTTTCGTACCACTTTTGTAAAGCGGCTGCCAAATCCATATGATGTTGTTCTATTTTTGATTCAGGTTCTCTTGGTTCGAATCCAATTAGTTTAACCAATTTATATGTGTACATATCGGTATTCGAATATTTCCAAGTAAAATATTTTTGATTTATTTTTATATTTCCACCTATATCAAAATTAGATATTTTATCAAAGACATCTTTAAATTTTGTTGAATCACCATATGGAGCTAAACCCATTACTTTGTATTCTCCATTATTTGGTTTGAACCCTAAGTATGAAGTTATTGTTGAATAAACCAACCCTAATGAATTTGGAAATGTTAGTGAATGAATATCTTCAAATGTATTTTCACTACATTTTGTAACTAATGCAGTTTCCCATTCTCCTACCCCGTCTATTGAAATACCAACTGCCTTATCAAATGGTGAAGTGTAATATGAAAAAGCTAAATGTGAATGATGGTGTTTTATGTATTGAATATCTTTTACATAATTCAATCTTTTAGCCAAATACATTGAAAGATTTCCTTCTGCTTCTTCAAATTCTTTTTTAAAAGCTTTCCAAGTCTTTCTGTTTTTCCACCAGTATTTTCCTAAAGTGTTTTTTACTCTATCGTATTTTAAATTTGGGTTTTCATACCAACATATTGTATCTATATCAGATATTGTTTTGTTAGAATATTGCAATAACCATTTTATTGCTTTAATTGGAAATGAATTATCATGCTTAATGCCCGATAGCTTTTCTTCTTCTATGGCAGCTATTACTTTTCCGTTCTCAAATAAACAAGCGGCAGAATCGTGATAAAATGCCGATATACCTAATGAAACCATATTACTAAATTTTTATATCACCTTCTCTATCAAACTCATTATATAGCTCCATTTGTCTTTCTTTCATTTTGTTGACAACTTTAGTTATATAATGTGTAGGATATCCGGTCATTTCTCTAATAAGTAGATACAATGATTTTTTATTGAAACTTTCAATGTAATTTGCTCTTCTAAAAAGTTCTAATACTGCATCTGCAATTTGAATATCTCTCTTTTTCTGAAAGAAGTTTTCTAAATGGGTATCCCAGTATTCTAACATTCGTTCATTAAAAGTTCTATGTTCCGCATTACGAACTTCTTCTGCCCAATTATTTTCTGTATCCCAATTATCGGGCAAAGAGGACATTACATCTGTATCTTTATATCTTTTATAGTTGGAATTATTATTTAGAATAAGATAGTTTCTGGCAACGATAGTAAAGTAAGAGAATGCTTTTCCCTTACCTTCTTGGTACATATGAATCTTTTCAATCATAAAGGCAACCACTTCTGCCATTACATCTTGCGGGTCATCATCGAAGTATGTAAACTTCCACTTGTTATAAACGATTTCAGCCAACTTCTCAAATGAGTGCTGAATTCTATCTTTATAGAGCTTGTTTTTTATACGCTGGTCATCGGTTTTGTTGTATTCGATGATAGCATCTTCAGTATCTTTTGTAAAATATATTCTGGGTACTCTTTTTCTAGGCATTTTTAAAATTGTTTGAAAAGTTCGATTGTATCCTTTACTTGTGTAAATAAAGAACCTACTTCATCATCCTTCTCAAACATTTGCTTAGAATCAATTTCACGCAATGTCTCCAGTAATGTTATATTATATTTTTCTTGTTGTTCTATAAATTCTTCATATCTTTCTAATTTACTTAGAAGATTATAAATTGTATATCCAGCAACTGCTAAGCATACAACTAAAAATATTATTACTATTTCCATATTATACTACTTCGTATCCTTTTAAAAAATAATCGTTTGCTTTTTTATACTTTACCTCCACTAATTCACCATCAGGTGCTTTCATAACAATTTTGTCATTTCTACCATATGTTTGTTTTTTAACAACAGTTGTAGAATATACTCTATCTTTAATTGTAATACCATCTAAATGGTCTATTTCATGCTGAACTACTACTGTTTTCATAGTATCATCCGATACTCTTTCTCCCTTTCTATCTTCTTCTGGATTGATTTCAAATCGTAATTCACCCAAATTATCAGTTTGTACAACAACGTATGTAGCACGAATAGTTCTTACAGGTTTTTTTATTGTATCTGGAATAGATAAACAACCTTCATAGAAAATAAACCCATCATTAGAACGTTCTTTAATAACAGGGTTTAAAAGAAATAGTTCAACATCGTTAAATTTTATAACACATGCTCTTTTGTTAACTCCAATTTGGTTAGCAGAAAGTCCAACCCCACCTAATCCTTTAAGTGCTGCAAATAATGTATCTTTTAATACATCTGCTTCAAATTGTGTTAATTCGGATTTAGGAACTGACTTTTTTAAGAATTTTACAAAATCGGGATTCGGCATTCCGGTTTGTTTTTTATCAACGATTAATTTCATAATATTTAATTTGTTATTAAAATAATTCCTAATGTTATTATTAATCCAATAATAGCATAAAAGGATACATCTTGTGAGAATTTAATTTGTTCTGGTCTTTTGCCTTGATTTTCCATTTTATTTTTGTTTTTTTAATCCGTATTTTATATATTGATACCAAACTCTTTCATGTAAAAAATAAATAATAGGTTTAAACAATAGTTCACCCATTCCAACCATTCCTGCCCACTTTAATGGTAATCCGGCGGATAATGTTAGTAAAATCGTTGTAAGTGTACCAACAAATCTATAACTAATACTCTTAGCTATGTGTCTCTTTACCTGTGGCATCTATTTCTCCTTTTCTAATTTTAGTTCCGCTTATTTCAGCAATTTCAGTTGGTGGTTCGTGATAAATAACCTCATACCCTACACCTCTACCATAGTTTACACTTTCGATATCAGGAATAATTGATACAAATAATTTATCCCAATTGTTTTGAAAAAATGGTTCGTTTTGTAACATAGTTAAAACTTCATGAGCTGATTTAGGATTGTTCTCATCTTTCGGAACATCTCTAATCGCAACCCATACATTTTTACCTTTATCCATTTGTTGGCGGATTAACCATTCATGTCCTTTATGCCAATTCTGCCATCGACCTATGAACAATGCGTACTTTTTCATTTATACTTTTTTTTAAATAAGGTAATATAGCTAACTCTTTACCTTTAGCTTCTACCATAACATCGATATCCAATCCGTATGTATTTGGTAGTTGGTTAATGTATAATGAGTGAGCCTGTGGTTTTTCTTTTGGATTATTTTCGTGCAATGCTTTTGATTCAGAATAGTGAACCTCTTGTCTGATATCTACTGGCCAAGTGGTTGCTGCAAGTTTAAGTGCTTGTTCTTCTGATAAATCGCCTGTACAAAATTGATGATGATGGTAATCGAATACAATTGGAATACCCGTATTTTTATGTATATACATAAGGTCTTTAACGGAGTACATTGAAGCCTTATCATCATTCTCAATTGTGAGTCTATTTTGAACCGATTTAGAGCATTTTTTGAAGTTGGCGATAAATCTATCCATAGCGGATTGTTTATCTCCGTAGACACCATTACAATGAATATTAATGTTATTGTATGGTGTTTTAGATAACCCCATCATATCAAATATCTTACCATGTAATTCTAAATCTGCAATTGCGTTATTTACAACGGTTTCATTTGGTGAAGTAAGTACACAAAACGGACCTGGATGTGAATTAATACGCATATTGTGAAATTTTGCAAAATCACCTGCTTTTTTAAGTTCTGATTTGATTTGTTTATAATCTTTTAGTTGGGTTAAGTCGATATGGTCGCCCCACGGAATTATTGCTGAAGATAAACGGAAAAAGTTGATACCATTTAATCTATTCCATTCTAATATTTTGATAATATCACTTGCATTAGCTAATGCCAGTTCGGATACATAATCTAACCCTTTAGATTCAAAGGTTCTTTTAACCATTGTACGATTAGTAGATACTTTCTTACCCATCGTCATATTAATACAAGCGTATCCTAAATTCATATTTAAAGTTTATTAGTTATATTCAAATATAAACAAAAAATATGAAAAAACCAAATAAATTAATATGTTTTTACGTTTTCTTGTTCGCTTCGGATTCTGGCTAACTCTCTAACTGTACCTTTTTTGTTATTTAACCAATAATTAACCGCTTTTGGGTTATTTATCCACAAACTACGATTATTCCATGGAAATTCGGGATGCATATATTCTTCCCATTTTAAATCGGGCATTTCTGATGTGGTTTGTTGGGATTTTTCCACATTAAGTACATTTTCTTCCTCTAATGTTGATTTTTTTCCACTATCTTCGATATTTTGTGAATTATTTTCCACTATATCCTCTTTTTTATCACCATATACCTCATATAACCCCAATTTTTCATCATTTTCCATCATTTCTATCAAAGCTTCCCTTTGTTTACGTTTTTTATCAGAAATTAATCCGTTAAAAGCGATAATTAAAGCAACCGCAAGTGGGTCAAACACCAAAACTATCAAAAATATGAAAAATTTCACTACTTGAGCCAATTCTACATTGAATGCTTCAGCTACAAATCGGAATCCACCTACTTCTTTCTCTATATCAATGTTTGCGTTCTTAATTTTGTTGATTTCTTCGTAATTTTTGTTATTTTCTTCAGTTAAAGTATTAATTTTTGCTGAAATTTGAGTAATTTCCTTATCAGCATTACGAACCATTTGAGAAAGACGTGATGTTGAACCATTTCTTTCAACAACCTTTGAAATATTTTGCTCTTGTGAGTTACGAATGTTTTGTTGATTGGTTAATTGTGTAGTATAACGAGCAATTTCATTCTCATTTTGCTTAATTTTTGTATCAAAAACGGCAATTTCTCTTTCAATCTGCATCAACTGAATGTTTTGTTGTTGGAATGCGTTTGAAAGGTAACCAAAAATACCGGCAGAAGTGATTAACATCAATACACCAACGGAAATCGTTATGTACCATTTATTAAATCCACTAATTTCATCCCATTTTTGCTTCAAATAAGTAGCCGCAACTAACTTTGCCAGTTCTAATGCGGAAGCCATTATCATTACCGATAGTGAAGCACCAGCGAATAATACACCTAGTCCCGTTACGGAGAAGTAAGCCGCACATCCTGCGATAATTAGTGCGGATAGACCCACTAAAATCTTAAGCCAATTCATATTATCTGATAATTGATACTAATTCAGAAGTACGCTCTACTATTTTTCGAGCATCTTCAATTGTTTTATTAATATCTGATGGTGATAGTTGTTGGGCACCATTTGCTACGTTTTGTATGATGCGTAGTTTACCATCTAATGATTCTAACAATGTTTGTATTTTTTCTGTATAATTCATAATAATAAGTATTATTAAATAAAAAAGGTGGTAACTTTCGCTACCACCCTATAAATATACAATAAAAAAATGAATTAACCAACTTTTATTGAAACTTTCTTTGGCTTAGATTCTTCTTTTCTTTCTATAACCAATGTAAGAATACCATTTTTAAATTCTGCTTTAGCGCTTCTACCATCTAAATCTTTACCTAAAGTAATTCTTTCATCGATATTAGCTACTAATTCATCAAACGGCGTTTTTTCTTCCTTACTTTCTTTTTTTGCTTTGATTTCAATCTTATCCTCATAGCAATTGATATCAATGTTTTTAGGTTCGTGTCCTAATACCGATAGAGCTATGTAGGCTTTTTCATCCTTTACATCAACTGCAAATTTAGAAGGAACAAATGTTCTCGAATGTGTTTCCCAAAGTGGTTTGTTATCAGCCACTAATAATTTCTCAACGAATTTGTCAAAATCTGAATAAAACATAATTAATAATTTTTAAGTTAAACAATATACCCTATATGTTCAACTTTTATACCAACCCCCTTTTTGTAACAATTTACTGACAAAATTACATTAACTTTGTTACAAATCGGAAAATTAGTCAGATTAAATTTCGTTGTTTTGTGATTCTATTACTGTGGAGATATGGTCTGCCCAATGCATTATATATGGAATCTTATATTTCATTCTCTTACTAATATCAAATACCTTTAAGTACTTCATATTATCTTCATCATATAATCCATCAGTAAGTTTCATACCAAAATATTCGGCCTCTGAAAAAGTAATACCATATTGTTGTAATACGAATATAGTTCTATCCGTATGAGTCATATGGTGTAATTCTGGGTTAGCTGTATATACTTTACCTTGGTTCTTAATATGCCAATCCGAAGGATTTGGGATGTAGTATGGTTTATTTTTTAAACCCAATTTACCTAAGTCGTGATGTAATGCGACAAATATTAATTCTTCATCAGTAAAATCTACTTTACCGCCCAACTGAACAAATAATTCTTTAACTTTAAGTGCGTTTTTACAAACATTGAAAATGTGGTCAATGTAACCACCTGTATAACAATTATGATATCCTGCATTACCACTTGCTGGCGCAATTGCAAGATTTGGCCCTAACTCACCTTCAGAGTACATATGTAAAAGCCTCTCTAATCTTTCACCTGTAAAATACTTCTTAACTACTGCTATGAATTTATCGTAGTTTTCTTTCAATTCTTTTTCTGTCTTTTGTTTCATATTTAAGTTTTAATTTTCTATTGCTGTCTGCTTTCTGTTTAAGTATTATAAAAAGATACCTCAAATATACAAAAATTTTTTCAAATTTCCAAATTAATATAGGTCTTTTTTTGTCAAAATTTTGTAAAGTATTTCCACTTCCTCTTCTGTGGTTAATTCGGGCAGGTCCTCATCAAATAATCGCATAGTATATAGGGTAACTCCCTCTTCTGATTCGAATTCGGTGGACTCCGATGACCATAATGATGGTATTGATTCTAAATTATTTTCTAATTCTTGCTGTGATACATCAATAAGCGGTATGATGTAGTAGTGATATGAATCATCTAAATTTTCATCCTTTACTTCTAATTTAATACAAGGATTCCACTTAGTAAAGCTAACGTCTGTTATCGGAGTTTCTGGTACGATTATCATAGTACCAAATATATGGAAAAAATTTTAAAATAACAAATTTAAATTAAAAAATTCTGGTCTATTTTTCTTTAAATAACTTAATTGTTCTTTTGTTAAATCCATATGTGTAAAATCCGTCTCTTTACTAAATAAAAACTTAAATCCTTTTATATTTTGATAATTTAAAAATAAATCATATATAGAATCACGATAAATAATATCAGGTTTAAAATTATAAACACCTTTAATTTGATTTATAAATCCATCTTTAGATATAACAACAACAACTCTACTATAATTAAAATTATCCAAATCATATTCTCTAAGTTCTAAAAAATTTTGATATGAATTCACTCTTCCACAATTATTCATTCTAAAAACCATTTCGGAACTATAATAGCAATTCAAATCAACCCAATATAATCCTATATTGTTTTTTCTATAATCAAACAAAATATTATTGTTTTCTATATAATTTTTTGATGTGTAAACTAATTTATTACCAATAACCCAATCTTTATACAATTCTATTATATCACTAATAGATAATAACTCTAAGCCATTATATTCGCCATTATTAACAAAGTCTATATAATTTACAATTGGATAAACTATATCAGATAC